TCCTAATGCGTTGCACGATTTCATTAGGCCGGAAGATTTCTTCTTCTCGACGCACCGTTCGCACGGCCATTATTTGGCGAAGGGCGGGAGCGAGGACGCGTTGCTGGCTGAAATCGAGGGCCGCGAAGACGGCGTGAACGGTGGCTATTCGGGTTCGCAATCATTCTGCGATCCGCTGTTGCGGTTCCATTCCACGGCGGTGGTCGGTGGCCTGATCGGTGTTGCTACCGGAACGGCGCTGGGGTTGAAGCTGCAAGGGTCTAGCGCCATCGCCGTGTGCTGCATCGGTGATGGCGCGACGGAGCAGGGCATATTTTGGGAATCGATCAACTTCGCCGCGCTGCACGCGCTGCCGATCCTGTTCATCTGCGAGAACAACGGGCTTTCCGTCCACGCGCCGGTTCGCTTGCGGCAGGCTGCCAACCTGCTGCGCCGGGTGCAGGAATTCGGCATGACGGCGCTGGCGGGGGAGGAAGCGATGCGCGCCGTATTAGAAGGACGTGGGCCGCTGCCGGCGTTCGTCGAAATAAAGTGCAAGCGCGAATGCGCGCATGTGTCGGCAATGGAAATCATTCAGGACAAATGAAAGTGCTTTGGTGGGTTGCATTGCTGGCGGTGCGTGCCGTAGTGATCATCATCGGGTTCGCGCTTATCTTCGTGTTTTCGCGCTGGTGCGCACAAATCTTGGGACTGTATTGACGAAATGACTTTTTTAGAAGCGATGCACCAAGCCCTGACGGAAGCGTTGAAAGATGCTTCCGTTTTGCTTTGTGGGCAGTTGGTGAAATACGGCCTCGGCGGGTTGACCACTGATCTGGCCGATCAGTATCCCGATCAGGTGCTGACGTATCCGGTCGGCGAAAACCTGATGAACGCTTCCGCGATGGGGCTGGCGCTGGCGGGGATGCGCCCGGTGGTCATTCATGAGCGCATGGACTTCCTCGCCGTTGGGATGGACGTCTTGGTGAACCATATCCCGGTCTGGCCGCAGCGTGCCGCGATGTCGCTGCCGCTGGTGATCTTCGCCGTAGTCGGTAAGGGCAAGGGGCAGGGGCCGCAGCACAGCAAGAACCTTACGCCGTGGTTCAGGATGATGGATGGCTGGGTTGTCGCTGAACCCAATTCACCGCACCACGCTTACCGCATGCTGTTGTCCGCAATTCGATCTGACAAGCCGGTGCTGTACGTTGTGCACCGCGAGTTCTTCAACGCTACGACCCCGGTGAATCTACCGCGACCGCAGCGTATAGGTTTGTGTGGGGCTTCCGCCCGACATGAAATGCAGTTTTATTCCACCACCACCACGTAAGGAGCAAACATCATGGCTGTCCAATATTCACCGAGGGTAAATCGTGCGCGCCTAGATGCGATTGAGACAAACATCAGCACCGCGCCCGTGCTGGAAATCCGTAGCGGCAACCCGCCTGCCAGTTGCTTGGTGGCGTCCACCGGCACGCTGCTGGTGCAGTACGCGCTGCCGTCAGACTGGATGTCGCCGGCAAGTTCCGCTGGCACCGTCACCACGATGGCCAAGACCGGCACGTGGTCAGGAACCGCTATCGGCAACGGCACTGCGGGCTACTTCCGCATCAACGATTCCGGCTCACCGGACACCTGCCACATCCAAGGGCTGGTGGATTCGAACGCTGCATCGCCGACCGCCGACATGTCGCTCGACAATACGAGCATTTCTAGCGGGCAAACGGTCACGGTGAATTCGTTCGTCATCACGAGCGGGAACGCCTAATAACTACATGGTTTTTTCCACGCAACACACAAGGAGCACGCCATGAGTTATCGCGGCGATTTTCAGCGGGGCAGCACCATCCACCTGTACTTCAACACGGTGGACACCACGGGCGCGCCTGCGTCGATGGGTGGGTCGCCCACGTCCTTGGTGGTTTACAAGGACAACAACACCACGCAGTCTTCGGCGGGTGTCACGTTCACGGGGAACTTCGACAGCATCACCGGGTTGAATCTGGTGACCATCGACACCTCGTCAGACACGTCGTTCTACGCGCTGGGATCGCGCTACGTGGTGGTGATCGACAGCGGGTTCGTGGCTGGCATATCAGTGGTGGGGGCGGTGGTGGCCGCGTTCACGCTGAGTGCGCTGGCGTTCGGGGTGACGGCGATGGTGGTGGGTGCGGTGGCGTCGGGGGCGACGCTGACGGAAATCCCGACCACGCTAACCGAAACGACCAACGATCACTATAACGGCCGCTACCTCACGTTCACCAGCGGCGCGTTGCTTGGCCAGTCATCGGACATCACAGACTACAACGGGTCGAACAAGAACATCTACGTCACCGCCCTGACCGAAGCGCCGGATCAAGGCGTTACTTTCGTCATCACCTGATCGGAGCAATACGATGCTTATAGGAAGCCGATTGGTGCAGACGCGCTTGGTGCGGGAGGGCGATTCTTTCCGCGCTACTGCGGTAACGGCCGCTGGCGGTGGCTCGGTCGCGTTCGATGCCGCGACCAGCATATCGGAAGAATCAGGAGATGGACTGATTTCCCTGTCTCACACCGCATCTGGTTCAAACCGGGCCGCTTTTGCTGGTGTTGCAATTCGAGATATTGGGACAGCAGCTAATAGCACAGGATGCACCTACAACGGTCAGGCAATGACTGAACTGTGGGACACAAATTTTAACGCCACAACACTTTGTAATGCTGGTTATAGCCTTGCCAATAGTCTTGTTCCTGCCGGTGCCTCAACCGTAATCAGTGATGCAGATCAGGCAACAATTCTTTTCCATGCACTTATTGTCGCAACGTTCACGGGAGTTAATCAAAGTGCTCCGGTAGGGACTCCTAATACCGCAACTGGAACGGCAAGCCCTGCAACTGTGACCGTAGCTTCTGTAAATCCAGAAGATTATGTGGTGGACTCAATGACATCAGCAAGTGATCCGGCGACAGAAGGCGCTAATCAGACAATGGTGGATTCAGAGAGCGATGCGGCTGGTGATTTTCGTTCTTACTGTTCAATTCAGGATGGGGCTGATGGCGGCGTCATGAGCTATACCTTCACCGCAGTTGATGCATGGGGGATTGGCGCGGTTGCGTTCAAGCCAGCATGAGCATCCTATACGCAAAACAAACCGTGTTTCTCTCTCCGGGGGCGGTAGAGAGAGTCACGCTGCCCATTATTCCACTGGCCGCGCAGACCGATGAGATCGTTGTGGCCCTGAAGCGTCCTACAACCTTGACGCCTCTTGCATGGGATGAAACGGGACAGGTAAAAATCAGATTGAGCGTCAAGGTGGACGGTGCAGAAACTCACGGTGCTGGTCGTGTTTCTGGCGGGATCAGAAAGGACGACAAAGGAAACGAGCAACCCTACTATCGGCTTAAATTCTCACCAGCTTACGGGCCAAGAGGAACCGGCGTTTCCAAGCGATTGGGAGAGACCGCCAAGACCTCCTACACGCTCCAATGCGAACTGATCTTGCTGAAAGGCTCCGTAGAAACGGAGTTTGAAGTCACCGCCACAGAATCGCCAGCCCCGATGTTTCCACCGAGGAAAAGATGATCTCCATCCGCTTCAAGGACTACCTAATAGATCAGCATCACTTCAACCGTCTTGCAGACCAAGCGGCGATTGATGGTGTGAAGTCGAGACTGTTGGAGCCGCTGGATGAAGCTCTGTCCGACGCAATGACAGAATATCAGGCGTTGCAACGGCAGCACGGACAAGAGCAGGACATCAAGAAAAAGCACAAATTGGAAAATGAACTCAAGGACTATCCGGAGAAATTCATCCAGATTCCGATGAAAACCATCCAGAGGGAAAAACTGAAGTGGCTGAAGATGCCGCCGAGAATCTGGCGAATCATGACCAAGCACAAAGTAACAGGAAAGTAGATGGAACAGCGTTGCACAGACCTCGGAAGCAACTGTCTAGCGGCGGACGCGTTTCAGCACACTTCTTATTCGTTTGAATCAGACGCTTACTGGCTGGGGAATCTTTCAAATGCCAAGCCGTTTCGCTGGCACGATGGAAACTGGAGTTCAAACGATACCTCTATGTCTGCCGTTCCGGGAACATTCGGGACACACTTTGTAATCGAAACAGACACTACGATTTTGAACCTGTTGACTAGCCGGGATACCTCGGCAACAACGCGCTTCATTCGCCGCCCTGATGGGCATACCTCACATCATGTTTTTGGAATGAACGTAATTGACGTTACCAACGTAAGACGAATGGCACTGCGCTGGTATCAATATCATACTGCCAATTTTCAATGGGAGGGAATGGGCAGTTGCACCAACGGGAAGATTGCACATATAGATGGCTCTTCAACATGGGGAACCGATCCATTCATCACCATAACGATTCACGGCGGAACAGCCACAAGCGCCTACAGTATAGGCTCTCCCTACCAATGGACGTGGACTAGCCATGCGAGTTGGGCCGGATTTGCCTCTGGCAGCGCGCCACGCCCGTCTGGAGAGGGCGGCGTCAGTCCATCGTCAGAATGGGCCGGGAAATGGACGAGACACGAAATTGTAGTAAGAAATCCAAAATCCACAGATGCTCAAACCTATGGATTTGATTATTCCTATTTTGTTAAAGTAGTCCCCGATGGAGGGCCGGGAGAATTTGACGGAGAAGTAGAGGACCAGCGTCTAACGGGTGTCTGCACCGGCTGTTACGACAATCCCTTTGGAACGGGAGGGCAGAACTGGGATGGCAGCACCGGGAAAATATACCCCAATACAGATGTTGTAAATCTTCATACTGAGTTCTATCGTGCCGGAACCTGCAACGGCTGGAATGGTTTTTTCTATGCCCTACTTGCAACCTGGTCTACCGATGCAGGACAGAGAATCGGTGCAGCCTACGAGGTGGAGGGCGGTAGCGGGGCTGGCGGTTTGCTTTCCATATTACACACCGAAGGACTTTTCGCGGGAGCGTAAATGAGATCAATCCTTAAAGGCTCCGTCGATCAGTCGGTTGTGATCCGCGCAGTGGACACCAGCGGGTTGCCGGTGGACACGGTAGCGGCGCAGTCGCCGCTGCCTTCGTTCTGGTATCGGCGCGAGTTGGGCGCGAAGACGTTGTTTGCTGCTGTGGATTTGGCGGCGCTGACCACGGCGCATGCGGATGGCGGGTTGGAATTGATCGCGGATGGTTACTACCGGCTGGACGTTCCGGACGCGGCGTTCGCTACCGGCGCTTCGGGCGTGATGATCGGAGGGACGGTGACCGGGTGTGTGGTGATCGGGGTCTACGTGCACTTGGTGGACTTCGACCAGTCGGGACAGGAAGCGATCAACCTGCGTGCGGGTTCAACTGGCGTGATCAAGAGCACGGTTTCTTCCGGCGCATCCACCACGCTGATCCCGACCAACCTGACCGAAGCCACGAATGATCATTACAACGGGCGCACCATCACCTTCACCTCCGGGGCGTTGCTTGGGCAGTCCAGTTCGATCACCGATTACGTTGGCGCATCGAAAGACCTGACGGTATCCGCGCTTACTGAAGCGCCCGCTCAAGGTGATGAATTTGTCATCTCCTAATCAATCTAACACGCGCATTTGCAGAAAATGTGGAGTGGAAAAACCGCTCTCCGATTTCAATAGGCAAGTGAAGCGAGGGAAGGCTGGATACAAACCAAGATGTCGTTCATGTCATACGCAAGAAATGCGTGAATGGCGTCACAAGTCTAAGATTGTTGATTTATCTGCTTACAGGAAAAGGGAGCGTTTCTCCAATCTGTCGGCAAAATATGGTATTTCCATTGAAGAATATGAGCGTCTACTAAAACGACAAAACGGAAGGTGCGCGATTTGTAAATCACCTCCGGTAAACGGTAGAGGCAAAACTCTGCAAGTCGATCACGATCACGCGACTGGACGAATACGCGGCCTGCTATGCCATGGATGCAATGCTGGTATCGGCAACTTCTGTGAAAGCTTGAGTAACATCATTGCTGCTGCTGCATATCTAGCAGCGAATGTTACGGAGGCTCCCGCGCAGGGCGACGAGTTCGTAATCACCTAACCACGGAGGGCGGCGCTATGCCGACGATGCTCCTGCCGCTCACCATCGAAGAACACCTTGCGCGGTTGGAAAGCAACCTTCGCCGCTTTCACGTTCCGCGCATCGGCAAGCCGCGCCCCGATCATGACGGCAAGCTGATTGTCTGCGGTTTCGGGCCGTCGCTGGTGGACACGTGGCCGCAGATCGCGGAAGCAGTGGCGGCGGGCGCGAAGGTGGTCACGACTTCCGGCGCGCATGACTTCCTGATTGGCAAGGGGATCGTTCCGACCTACCACGTGGAACTCGACCCACGCGAGCACAAGGTTTTCTTTCTCCGCAATCCGCATCCCGATGTGACCTATTGCATCGGTTCGACCTGTCACCCGAAGATGTTTGCACGGCTGCGGCGCAACCGCGTGCTGATGTGCCACTTCTTTCTGGACGACCGACTGGACGATCAGGTGGCGCTGGTGCTGCGATATGACGCGGTTCCGACGCTGCTGTGCGGTGGAACGAACGCCGGCCAGCGCGCCATCATCGTTGGGCGGCACTTCGGCCACAAGTCATTCGTACTGCACGGCATGGATTGTTCCTACCGTGGGCCGACGCTGTGGGCCGGGGCGCATTCCGGCAAGCGCCACGACGCGGTGCAGGTGCGGTGCAACGGACGCATCTTCGATACCTCGGATTCGATGATGCAATCGACGGACGACTTCTTTCAGCATTGGTTCACCGCGATACCGGACTGCCGTTTCGAGATCGCTGGCGACGGGCTGCTGGCGGAACGGTTCAAGATTTTTCAGCGCGATCCGGCGCTGGCGTGGTCTTCGGCAGGTGATGGGCCGACGTGGTGGGAGCCGATTGGCTTCCAGTTAAAGAGCGCGTAGTCGATGGCGATCAACACCTTTTCCGTCGGCTCGGCCGGACAAGCTACATGGTCGTGCCCGCCCGGTGTTACACGGGTTCGCATTGACCTGTGGGCGGCGGGTGGTGGGGGCGGTGGAAATAACCGCGCCTCGGACGGTGGCGGTGGCGGTGGCGGTGGCGCGTATGGATCGAAAGTTGATGTCACAGTCGTTCCGGGCACGCTTTACACATACTTCGTCGGCACGGGTGGGCCGGGGGGAACTCTAAGCGCTACAGGCACCACGGGTGGACAGACGTGGTGGATTGACGCCACCACGTACAAGGTGGGTGGCGGGGCTGGCGGCTTCGCAGCGTTCGGGGCTACCGCACGGGCGGGTGGTTCGGGCGGCACAGGGTTCGTCGGAACGTTCACCACGCAGTTCAGCGGCGGTAACGGTGGCGCTGGCTTCAACGGCGCGAACTCCGCTGGGGGTGGCGGCGGTGGTGGTTCAGGCGGGTTCGCTGGGGCTGGCGGCACGGGTGGAACGGCTACCAGTATTGCGGGTGGCTCGGCGGGCGCGGCGGGTGGTGGCATCCCGTCTGGTGGTATCGGCGGCACGGGCGGGTTCAACGCTGGCGGTAATAACGCGCCTTCCCACGGCGGCGGGGGTGGTGGTGGCTCGCACGGCAACCCGCGCACGGGGGGAACGGGCGCTGCGGGACAGTTGCTCATTATTTGGGCAGACCCGGCGACCGGCAACGGCGCAATGCTGGAAGCGCCGGACACGCTGGCCGCGAGCGGGACGGTGGCGGCTGCGGCTGTTACCGCCAATGCCGCGTTCACCGAGGCGCCCGATACGCTGGCTGCCGATGTAACGGTCATCACCCATGCGCTAGGCCCACACGATCCGGGGCGAATAGGACGGCTGTGGCAGGGGGCGGTAGGCGCTAAGGATTACGTAGGATTTACCTCAAAAGCCCCGCCAGCGGCCATTACAGGCGATGGGGCGCTGTTTGAAGCTGGCGACACCTTGGCGGCTGCCGCAGCGGTCGGCGTGGCTGCCACGGCGGCCTTGGCCGAAGCTGGCGACACGCTGGCAGGCGCGGGAGCCATCGGGATCAGGGCCAATGCCGCGCCCATGGAGTCGGGCGACGTTCTGGCGGCGGCAGCCGGGGTCACGGTTACGGCCAATGCTGCACTGCAAGAAGGCGGCGATACCCTAGCGGCGGCTGGGGGCGCGGCGAACGGGGCGGTAGTAGCGTTCACCGAAGCTGGCGACACGCTGTCGGCTTCTGGCGCGGTTACCGTTACGGCGAGCGCTGCCCTGCGGGAAGCCGACGACACGCTTCTGGCGCAGACCGCGATTGCGATTGCTGTCGCAGCGGCGCTCTACGAGCAGGGCGATACCCTTGCGGCGGACGGCACCCTTAGTGCGCTGACCAACCCGCACAACCCCGGACGCATTGGGCGGTTGTGGCAGGTTGGGGTGGGGTCGCGGGATTACGTTGGCTTCGTCGGCAAGTCGCCAGATCAAGGCACGCGCACCGCTGATGCCGCGCTGCTGGAAGGTGCAGACACCTTATCGTCTGCGGTCGCTGTGGCTATCGCTGCGACGACGGCGCTGGTTGAAGCGGGCGACACCCTTGCGGCCACGGGCGGCGTCACGGTGGTGGCGAACGCCACGCTGCAAGAAGCGGGTGACACGCTTGTAGCCACGGTTGGGTCAGGTTTGGGTGCATCGGCGGCTTGGCGGGAAGCTGATGACACCTTAGCGGCTGCGGCTTCCGTAACCGTTACCGCATCGGCTTCGCTGGTTGAAGCTGGCGACACTGTATCTGCTGCCGCCGCTGTCGCGGTGGTCGCAGCCGCAGCCTTGCGGGAAGCTGGCGATACGTTGGCGGCATCTGGCGGGTCCGGGCTGAATGCTACTGCCGCGTGGCAGGAAGCGAACGATACCTTAGCCGCATCCGGCGCGGTAACCGTCACGGCAACAGCGTCGTTGCTGGAATTTGCGGACACGCTTGCGTCGTCGGCTGGTGTCACGATTGTCGCTACGGCTTCATTGTTTGAAGCAGCAGACACGCTGGCTTCTGATGGTTCAGTTACTTCTGTCGGCCAGCACACGCCGGGGCGCATTGGCAGACTATCGCAGTTCGGCATCGGCACGCGGGATTACATCAGCTTCGCTGGTAAGGAACCGTTTGTTCCACCAGCCACGCGCACCGCGACCGTAGCGTGGACGGAAGATTCGGACACGCTGTCTGCTACCGGCACCGTAGTCGCACCGCAGCGGATCAACCCCGGCAACATTACGCGGCTTGGTCAGTTCGGCATTGGCCTGACGATTCAGGCGACGTTCGCGCCCAAGACCGGCAGCATTACTGCGAATGCCGCGATCACGGAAGCGGGTGACCGGCTTGCCGCATCCGGCACGGTCACCATCGACGCCAATGCTTCGCTGCGTGAATCTGCCGACGTTTTGTCGGCGCAGGCGGTACTCACGGGCGGCGCACCGCTGACCGCGAATGCGTCCCTGCTGGAAGCGGCTGACCGGATTGCCGCAGCGGTGAGTGTTGCGATAGTCGCCAACGCCGCCTTGCGGGAAGCTGGCGATACTCTCGTTGCCGACGGCGGCACAGCCAATTTCGTCAACGCGGTTCTGCGCGAACAGGGCGACCGGCTATCGTCCACGGCATCGGTGACGGTCACCGGCAATGCCAACCTGCTGGAAGTTGCAGACGCCTTGGCGGCCAGCGGCGTGGTGTCGATCAGCGCGGCGGCGGCAGTACTGGAAGCGGCCGATATCGTAGTGGCGAACGGCGCGGTACTGGTGCAGGCCAACGTCGCTCTGCGCGAATCAGACGATACGCTCGCCGCCAGCATGCTCACGGCGGACATCATCTGCAACGCGATGATCTATGAAAGTGATGACACGCTATACGCCACCGCGATCAAAGGCTATCCGTCGAAGATTACCGGTGCGACGCATCACGCTAATCGCGCACGCGGCAGTGATTATGCACGCACACGACTGACCGGAGGCACCACTGCGCCAACCAACATCACGGGATCAATCAAGCCATGATTAAAGTGTATGCTTTGGGGCAATTAGTTCGTGTGACGGGTTTGTTCGAAGACGACGCCGGGACGGACATCGACCCTGCCACCGTGACGCTGGAAGTGTTATCACCGTCCGGAGTGGTGTCCACCTACGTCTATCAGGGATCGCCGGACACGGTGGAACGCGATAGCGTGGGGAATTATCACGTGGACGTGACGGCGAATGAAATCGGTGACTGGTTCTACGTCTGGACATCAACCGGCACGGGGCAGGGCGCTGAAGAGGGCCAGTTCATGGTCGCGCCCTCCCATTTCTAGCCATGATCTTCGCCGGTAAACTCAGACACCGCGTGACCGTGCAACATCTGGTTGCCGGTTCACCGCAGCAGACCGCCAGCGGCCAGCCCGACACGTCATGGCAGGAATTTATGACGGTGTGGGCCAGCATCGAACCGCTGAACGGGCGTGAACTGTTCGCCGCGCAGGAACACCACGCCGAAGTCACGCACCGCGTGCGCATGCGCTATCACGACGGCATCACGCCGCTGATGCGGGTGAAGTTCGGGGATCGCTACTTCGGGATATTTTCGGTGATCGATCTGGAACTGCGCGGCCGTGAATTGCAGTTGATGTGCAGCGAAGGATTCGAGGACGCCTGATGGCGACGCCAAGCATTGGAGTGCAAACCAACACTGGCATGATCAATGTCACGATAAAAGGCATGGATCAGGTCGAAAAGAATCTGAAAGTGTTGCGCGAAGCACTTGGTGTGAAAACTGGCGGTCTTATCAATCGCGGACTGATGAAGGGAGCGCAAATCATCAAGGCCGAAGCGCGCAACAATGCGCCAGTCTTTGGCGGCGAAGCAAATTCTCGGCAAGCCAAGAAACTAATTAAATCATTCAGGGAACGCATCAAACATCAGGCCGGACGGCCTTTGAGCATGTGGGCTAATCAGCGTATCCCCGGAAATCTTAAACACAACATTGTTGCGCATTATGTGCGCAAATTGCCGCTGACTGTATGGATAAGGGTTAGAACAAAATCTTGGATTTTTGCGCCTCGCTATAGCACAGAATCAAAGCGTTGGGGTGTGCGCGGCGGCGCGGACCCCAGCAATCTAGTCGGCAATCCGAACTACTGGTGGTTGGTTGAATTTGGTGCCCGTGGCAGGCCGGGAGTCGGTTTTATGCGGAAAGCATTCGAATCCAAGAAGCAAGAAGCCGCAAAAATCGCGGTTGAAGCCATGAACAAAGAAATAGAAACCGTTTGTGCGAAATTCGGCGTAAGGCTGCCGTCATGACATTCGAATCCGCATTGAAATCGCATTTGGGTAGCCATGCTGCATTAACGGCGCTGGTATCCGACCGCATCTACCCGCTGACTATTCCGGAAAAAGTGCCGCTGCCAGCCGTGGTATATCAGCGCATCATCACTACGCCGGAAAACGACATCGACGGGCTGGACGGGAAGCTGCTGCGCATCCGCGTGCAGGTGACCGTATGGTCGCGCACCACGGACAATGCGCGGCAGATCGCGGAAGTAATACGGCTGCGCATGCAGACGGCGGCATTGACCTTCAGCAGCGTCATGCTGTTCGATTCCGATACCTATGACCCCACGACCGGACAACCGGGCGTGGTCATGGATTTTTCCTGTGGCTACCGAACGACATAGCCGCCCGATTTTGCTTCACCAGACCCCGCCTACCGGCGGGTTTTTTTTGCAACGTAAAGGAGTGTAACCATGCCCAGCGCAATCCAGACCCAAGGTGTTGTCATTTCCGTGTCCAGCGGCAGCCCGACCACGTGGACTGCCATCGGTAATATCACCGACTTCAGCGGCCCCGGCGGAACCGCGTCGATCATCGACATTTCGAATCTCGATTCGATCATGAAGGAAAAGATGACCGGCCTGCCGGACGAGGGGCAGTTGTCGTTCAACATCAATCTCGACCCCGACAACGCCAGCCATCTATTGCTGAAGACCATCCGCACCAACCGCACCCGTGCGGAATTCAAGATCACGCTGACCGACACCACGCCGACGGTGCTGACGTTCTTCGGTTACGTGCTGGGCTATGTGCTGTCGGGCGGCGTGGACGCGGCGGTCAAGGCCGCGATCACCATCGAAATCGATGGCGTGGTTGCGTGGGCGTAAATCATGCGACCTGAAGACGAAGTATTCCTGACGGGGCGTGAAGAACGCATCAAGCTGGGAGACCGTTTCGTGATCGTGCGGGAATTGCATTCTGCGGCCGATCTGCCGCAGTTGGCCAATGATCAGAATGCCGGCTATGTGTTGCTGGTGCGCAGCGTGTTCGAAGAAAACGGGGAACCGACATTTACGGATGACGACATCCCAAAACTGCGCATCAAATCGCGCCGCAGATTGGCACCCTTGCTTGCGGCTACTGCGCGGGTGAATGGGGTAGACCCGGAGACAGAAACAAAAAACTCCGAGGCCGCCCCGACCGGCGGCTGATTCTGAATCTGGCGTTGGCATTGGGTTACGCCAGTCCGCAACGCATGCTGCGCGAAATGCGCCCCAGTGAACTCGGTGAATGGTCGGCACTATTCCGAAGCAATCCATGGGGCGAACAACGCGCCGATCTGCGCGCCGGGATCATAGCGTCCGCAGTTGCAAACAGCATGGCCAAAAAACGCGATGGGACCGCATTCAAACCCAAGGATTTCATGCCTTATCTTGATCTTGAAAAAGACAATGAAGCGGATTCGTTGTCACGCAGGCTGCGGGCCGCGTTCGTAACCACGAAGAAGCCAAGAGGATAACGTCATGGCATCACCATTTGGTGCGATTGTTCTAGAAATGTCTGCGAACGTCGCTAGGTTGCAGAGCGACCTCGGCAGGGCCGCGCAATTGGTTGATCGCAATTCCGCGCAGATGACAGAATCGTATGCTCGGTTTGGCTTGGCGGCCGGCGCAGCGGTCAGCACGGTGCTATTAGGGCTGGGCGATTTCGTGCGACGCACTATCGATACGCGTGCCCAGTTGAACAACATGTCCGTGACGCTGGGCGACAACGTGCAGATGCTGGACGGTTTGCGTCGTCAAGCAGAAATATCTGGCGTTGGTATGGAAGGGTTGACTGGATCACTGTCACGTCTAGCTAGAAACCTGAATTCGATGGACGACGATGGTCGTGCGGCTGCGACAGCGATCAAGGCGATGGGCCTGAACGTCGAAGAAATGAAGCACAAGAAGCCAGCCGAAGCGTTCCTTGAAATAGCAAAAGCCCTGAATCAATTCGAAGATGGTGCAGAAAAGGTGGCTGCGTTGCAGGCGTTGATGGGACGCGGTGCGCAAACACTGTTGCCTTACATGAAAGATTTGGCAAACGCGCAGGATTTGCAAGGCCGCATTACGAAGGAACAGGCTGAAGAAGCAGAAAAACTGCAAAAGCAATGGCGAGCGTTATTGTTGTCATTCGAAGACAGCAAGGTAGTCATCGGCAACATCGTGATCCCGTATCTTTCCAAAATGCTGGAACAATTGGCGGAAGGAACGCGGATAGCGGGTGGCTTCAGAAATGCTATCGCGTTATTCGGGACGATGAATCCATTCGGAACGGCCGCCGATAACGTAAAGAAACTGCGCGCCGAACTGGATGACTATGAAAAATCGCGTGACCGTTTAAGGGCGGCAGGGCCAACGGTTGATACCGCATGGCTTGATAGACTGATAGACGAGACAAAAAAGCGTATCGCGTTCGCCAACGTCTTGGTTCGCCAAGACATATTATCAGACCCGACGATGGGCGACACGCCGGGCGAACGTGCCCGCATGGCCGCTTCTGTGCGCCGTCTTGATTATACCGGCCCCAAATCGCAGTCAGCGCAGAAAGACGCCTTACAGCAGTTAATCGACAATCTGGATCAGGAATTGCTTCGCGTCGGCGACTTGTCGAAGGCAGAACTTGTCCTGAAAATGCTGGAAGAAGATCGATTCAAGAATTTTTCGCAACAGCAGAAAAATATCGCTATCGGGATAGCCAGCCAGATTGATATGGAACGGTCCTTGGAAATCGCAAGGAAGGATCAACTGAAACTGGAAGAAGATATAACGGAAGCAGAACGACAGCGCGTCATCGCAATGAACAGGGCTACCGATGCGCTAAAAGACCAAATAGAACCGGGGCGCATCCGTGAAAGACAGATAGAAGAAATGATAAAACTGTTCAATGCTGGTCGGATTAGTATCGAAGAATTAAATAAAGCGTCGATGGACCCCGATCTGCGTGAACTGCTATACCCAAGAAAAACCCCGATGGAAAAACTGAATGACGCCCTGAAGGAAGGCGACATCAGCTTGGAACAATACTTGGAAGTCGTGGAACGCATCAACGGTGAACAAAAGGAAACTAATGACGTTGCACGTGATCTTGGTATGACATTCGCTTCGGCGTTCGAAGACGCCATTATCAATGGCAAGGAATTACGGGATGTGTTCAAAGGGTTGGCGCAAGACCTAGCACGCATCGCGGTTCGCAAGATGTTCACAGAACCAATAGCAGAAGCTGTCACGGAATGGTTCAAGGCCCGTGGAATAGGGGCCGGTGGTGGTGGCGGTGGCAGTAATATTTGGGGTACGGCTATAACCGCCATAGCGTCTTGGTTTGGCGGTAGCGCTGGTGGTGGCAGCTTTGCTGCTGGTGGCTATGTCACGGGCGGCGAACCGATTCTGGTCGGCGAACGTGGGCCGGAATTGTTCATGCCTAACACGTCAGGTGCCATCATTCCCAATCATCAATTAGGCGGTGGGCAGGTATTCAATGTGGACATGCGCGGCGCTAGCGTGGAAGCCGTGGCGCGTCTGGAAAAATTCGTCTACCAGATCAACGCCACGCTGGAACCACGCGCTATCAATGCCGTCGCCGACGACAAACGACGGAGATAACGCATGGCGCTGACCTATCCACTTAGCCTGCCATCCGCATGGAAGGTGCGGCAAGCCACGATCAAGATGATAACCGCCGTCGGGGTATCGCAATCGCCGTTCACGTTTTCGCAGCAGACCTACGTGCACCAAGGCAATGCATGGGCGCTGGACGTGCAACTGGTCCCGATGCGACTGGCGGATGCAGAAAATTGCGTTGCCTTGTTGGCGGCACTGAATGGCCGCGAAGGCACGGTGTTGATACCGCCACCGGGAAACAGCGGCGGCGTCAGGGGCACATGGGCCGGAAGCGGTCAGGTGGCGGGGTCACATGCGGCTGGATTGAAGTCCATTGCCATGGACGGCTTCAATCCTTTTGCCACGATGCGGGCGGGGGATTGGTTTTCCACCGGCAGTGGCAGCACCACGCATCTATACAAGGTGGTGCAGGACGCCACGGCGGACAGCAACGGCACCGTGACGCTGGAAATCTGGCCACGGCTACGCACCACGTTGGCGGATAACGACACGCTGACCATCAGCGCGCCGAATGGCATCTGGCGGCTTGCGAACAATGAAAACAGTTACAACCTAGATTTGGCCCAAATCTATGGGCTAACGGCTGCGTTTATCGAAGCGCTATGACCGAACGCAATCTAACGGCCGGCGTCGCCGCAGAAGTCGCGGCGGCCAAGTTATTCCCTGTAATATTTTTCGAAGGCGCATTCTACGTGGTGGGTTCGCCGTCCAGCACCACGGAATATGTGCGCGTCTGGTCCGGCATAGGAACGATGTCATGGAATGGCCATGACTGGTTGGGTGCCGGCAATCTGCTATCGATTTCGGCATTAAATGAATCGGCGGCGATTGAATCCATCGGGTTCACCGTCGTGTTATCGGGCCAGCCATCCGCCATGATCGCGCTGGCACTATCATCCGTGCGCCACAACCTGCATGGAAAAATCTGGCTTGGAATGCTGGATGAAGCGGGGGCGCTGATTCCTGACCCATATCCCGCAATGCAGGGGCGATTGGCAGACGTGGCGATTCAGGACAACGGCAATACCTGCACGATTGCCTGCCAGTATGAATCGCGGCTGATCGACCTGTTCAACCCGCGTATCCGCCGCTATACCGATGGCGATCAAAAAATAGACTATCCCGATGACGATGGTTTTCGCCAAGTGGCGGCGCTGCAAGACCTGACATTGATGTGGGGTGGCCCCGGCGCGCCAACGCAAGACCCCGGCGGCGAAGGGCCGCCGGATCATGAAAATGAATGAGTGCACATTCGGAGCTTCGCCGCGCTTGCGCTTGCTGGCGTGGGCGCATTCCCGCGTAGGCCAGCCCTTTGTGTGGGGGCAAACCAATTGCCTGATGTTGTGCTTGGAAGCGATAGACGTGCTGCGCGGCAGCGATCTTGCCAACACATGGCGTTCGGCATGCAGCAATATCCGCGACGTAATCCGCAACACGCGACGACTGGATGCTGAAGCCGAATTGATCAAGGCGGGGTTGATGCCTGTGGATGGCCCGGCGCGGGTGGGCGATCTGATTATTGGGCTGCCGCCGCATTACCGGCAGTTCACGGGGCATGTGGTGCTTGGGAAATATTGTCTTTCTTCTAGGCCAAAGGACGGGGTGAAATATTTTGCAACGCACGAGGCATTGGCACAACCGCATGCCAGCCTGTGGCGTGCAGGAGCATAAATAATGCCGTCCTTCGCGGCGATAATCGTCATTGGTGAAGTGATCCAGCAAGTCATCATCATGGTCGCGATGATGGTGATTTCACGCATCTTGACCAAGAAGCCCGACCAGCAACGCACCGTCGGGCAAAATGATCAACCTCGCACCATTACCGTTCGCCAGCCGACAGCGCCATGGCAAATCGTGTTCGGAGAAATCCGTGTAGCGGGCGTGCTGACTTACGCGCACGAATCCGTTCCTGATCTGCCGTGGACGCTTGCCACCGTGGAAGAATGGCACAACTTTCACATGGTGATCACGCTGTCCGGCAACGTGCTGTCAGGAATAGGGGAAGTTTATTTTGATGAAGAAGTGGTGCCCTATGACGGCAATTTCAATGTGGTCGGGCATTACGCCAATTTCGCGGAAATACAAATCGCGCTAGGTGACGAAACTGAGCAACCGTTTCCTTTGCTAGTGCTTTCTGCGGATAGCGGATGGGGCGCAACCTATCTTCAGCAAGGGCGCGGCAAGGTTTATGTCAGGCTTGGCAATTCAGCGGATATGTATCCTGGCGGAATTCCCAATATCACAGTGGTTGCCAAAGGAGCGGCCGTCTACGACCCGCGCACCAGTCCGGCCGAAACACACTGGGCATCGAATCCTGCCCTGTTGATCGCGCATTATTTGTGTCATCCGCAATACGGGCTGGGGGCAGACTACGCGACCGAAATCAACGAAGCTGCATTGATCACGGCGGCAAACATCTGCGACGAACGGGTTCTTATCAATTCTTCGCTTCAGTACACTGCGCAATCGATTGCCGAATATGCCGGCAATTATATTGGGTTGCCGACCGGCGCACGCGTTCCACGAACGGGCGATGGCGTCAGATTCATGGGATTTGGTAGCCCGAATGAAGGATTGCCCGGCGGTTTATCCGAAGGCGTGACCTATTACACCATTCGCACATCCACCAAGGCACCGGAAACCACGTATGTCTGGCAGCACACATTAGGGGCATGGCAATACGTTATCTTGCCGCCCGGCGTGACGTTGGCTGCCGGCGCTATGGTCAGCTTCGGTGTCACGGGAAGTCCGCTTGGCGTTCTGCCAAACTGGATTACGGCTGGCCAAACCTACTATGTGGTGGAAGGCGTCACCCTGTATGAAGAAGACGGCGAAACAGTAAGGGGGTGGGGCTTTGTTATCGCCGACAGCTACGCCAATGCGATAAACAAGGTGCCCATCTGGCCCACCGTGGACCCCTATAGCAGTGGCGCGATAGGCACCGATGATTTGACGGTGCTGATCTACAACACCTATTCCACTGCGGGTTGGATACAACTGGCGGCGACGTATCAAGACGCGCTGGCGCAAAACGAAATGACGATTCGCGGCGATCCGCCGGTCGCGGCCACCGGCACGTTGACGATGATCTATTACGATGAACCGCGCTATACCGCCAACGGATTTTTCCGCGCAGACGAAAATCCGAAAGA